CTCCAACTGCCGCTGGAATGCCTTGTCGAGGTTCTTGGCGTTGTCGAAGGTGCTGGCGCGGGACACCACCACATCGTCACCCTCACGGCCCACCAGATCGAGGATCAAGTCCTTGGGGCGCGGTGTGGTGGTCACGATCACACGGGGCTGGCTGTGGGGCTTGTCGTCTGGCTTGATACGCAGGCCAAGCATCATGTTGTCCCACGCCTCGTTGGGGCCGAGGTAGTTGAATGCGGCCAACTCGTCGCACCACACAAAAGATGAGTTGATACCGCGCAGGCGGTCATACGAGTCTGCTGACACACCGCGTATCTTGGAGCCATTGCTCAACTTGATCAGGTGGTCTTGCTTGTTGTAGTCCACCACCAGTGCTTCAGGGATGCACGCCAGCAGGCCAGACGGCCCTTCAAAGCAGGTGAACTTCAAGTCACCGCTGGTAGGTGCCAGAACGATGCTCATCGTGCCGGGATGCGTCCATGCCCACCACCATAAGGCTTCAGCGGCTGACCTCGTCTTACCCGCCCCACGACCCGCAAGCATCAAGAAAACTCGGTAATCCAGATGAAGGTCTGGCGGTATCTGATACGGGTGCGCCCCTGCGATCCACTTGGCATGAGCGATGAAAGCGATTCGGTTATGTTCGGGCAGGGTCTCGAACTCTGCCACCGTCTGGTCATCGAACAGGTCAGCCAGCACGCTTGGTCATCTCCATGTTGCGGATGATCTCCTCGAACTTGCTGGCAGTGGCATCCTGAGTCGCGATGGGAGCGGCACCCTCCACGCCGTGCAGGCCCAGCCTCTCGCCGTACTTGGTGGGGTGGAACTTCGCCAGTAACTTCAGGCGGGTCTCAATGCGCAACTTACGGTGGCCGAGCATATCCTCGACGGTCGTCGCAGACCCCTCGTCGGTCATCACCTGCTTCTGGCCCAACTCAATGTTGTCAGCAATCTGCAAGCACTCCTCGGCGATGGCGTCGTACCCAATGTCGCGGGCGCGTGCGATGGATGCGGAAAGAGCGTCGTCGCGTCCCATCCAATCGTAAACCGTCCTCCACGCAGGGAACCCTTCGTTCTCTCTGCATATCTGTCTCAGTGGTATTCCCTCACTCAACTGCTCACAGATGATGCGTGCTATCTCAGGGTTGTATTTGCTTGGCCTGCCTGTTTTAGCGGGCGTAGGAGCCTTTGCGGCCTTTGAGGCTACCTTGGCCTTCCCAATGGCTTTTGCGGCCTCCTGAGCCGCTTTGATGTTCTTGGCGGGCCTCTTTGGCCCCTTCGGTGTTTCTGGCATGACCCATATTCCCCATAAAGTCGAATTGATCGCAGTGTAATCGATTCGCTTTAGGTTCGCCAAATAGGTTGCTGATGTCCTGCCTTGAACTTTATCGCAGGTTGACGGTCTCAGGCTTTCGCCACACCAACACGACTGGGGACTGGCAGGTTCCCTACCCTGAATATGGGACTGCACCCACAACTTCAGTTCTCGGCAATCCCCATGCGTGATGGCTCTCGGCTTTTGGGGCCGAGAAACCCATTCGGTTTTACTTCGCTTTCGGTTCGCTACACAAGCCGTTTGTGATGGCGTGCGCGGCCTGATGCTGGCATTCCTCTTCAGTCAAAGTGAAGTCTGGCACCCACATCCACAACAGCAAAAACGCTACGAACATTATACCAATTAAAAACTTTTGCAGTGCAGTTTCTTCTGGTAATTGTTGGCTTGGCAAGTCCTTCATCATGTCGTCAATCTCCTGCTTGTTCATCATCGTCCTCCTCGGTTTGAATGGCCGTGTGCTGGGCTTCCCAGTCACGCTGGATTTGGCGCTGGCGCTCTTCCTCTGCGCGTTGTTCTGGTGTGATGGCCTTGAACTGCTTGAGCAGGTCGGCCTCCAGTTGATCCATCAGGTTGCCCATGTTCATACGGCCTCCACGGCGTTGGTTTGTTGCTCTTCGGTTGGCTCACTGATTGCCCACCATTCGAGGTTGCCATACTTGGGGTTGCGCTTGCCAATGTCGTACAGCCAGACATTGAAGTTGGGGGACTTGAACTTGACCACCTGTCCCTCGAACTGTGGTCGGCCCGGTGCGTTGATGCCGCCAGTCATGCTGTCACCTCTTTTGCCAAGATGGCTTGCAGGCCAGCCAACAACTGCTGTGCCTCGGCACGAGTCAGCACGGTACTCATGTTGGCATTGCGGCCTTGCAGGTGGAGCCATGCACCACCGTCGTCCCACTCGGAGACCGACACGCGCACACCATGCTCGGTGTTGATGCTTGTTTCAATTTCGTCGTTCATAATCGATTCGCTTTCAGTTGGTTATTGATTTGGTTGTGGGGGCCGAAGCCCCCTTGGTTTTACTGCTTGGCCCAGTACCCGTAGACCATGCGCTCGGTGCTGTCCCATGCGTCGTGTGCGACACCGTCAATCACTGCCACAAAGTGACGGGCCTGCTTGGCAATGACCACGCCTGTCAGGTCACTGCAACGAGCCTTGCGGCCTGCAAATTGTGGTGCCTTCATCCACACAAAACCGTAACGCTTCAGCACCTCGGTGTAGACATCCTTCATCACACCGTTACGGGCAGACTTTGCACGACCGTTGTCGGCATTGGCTTGGGCCAGTTCCTTGTACACGGCGCTGTAGTCGAGACCCAACGCAATTGCCATTGCACGGGCACCGCAGTCACCTGCTGTACCTTTGAAGCCTGCGGCCTTGCGGCCTCCATCGTTGTATTGATATTTCATTTCGCTGTTCCTTCTCTGTTGGCTGACTATGCAGGTTTGCTGTGTCAGTGATTGTAGTGTAACACGGTATTTCACCTTGACAACACTTTTTTAAATTATTTTCTAGGTGCTTTCCCTAGTATGCGTTGGCGTCCTCCACCACCTGCCTGAAGTCGGCTTTGGCCTCCTCCTCCAGCAACTGGTAATCCTCCTCTGGAATGGTGGCCGTGATGTCCACACCGTTGGCATCGAACACGAACACCTCGAACTCTTCGGCGTAGTCGGGAGCGTGGGGGTAGTTGCGCTCCTCTGGGGTGTAGTCATAACCCACGGTGACGGGCACCGTAGTCTCGCCCTCGTCGAATGACACAACGCCCTCGAAGGTGTATTGCATTTGGTTGGCTTGCATGGTGGTCTCCTTATTCGACGGTGGTTTCGACTACCTCGATGACACCGTAGGTGGTGCCTGATGTGGCCTTGAAGTAAACATAAGTCTCGACGAAGGTGCGCGGGCCTTCGGCCCATGAGCGCAGTTTGGAACCGTCGGGGGCCACACCGATCTGCTTGGAGTCGGTGATTGGGTGGTATTCAAATGTTTTCATTTCGCTTTCCTTCACTGTTGATTATTTGTTGCGCTTTGCGGCCAAGTGGTTTAAGGCTTCTGCGCGGCTATCAAAACGGCCACCAAGGGGTGTGTGGTACTTGCCGCGAACGATGTACCAGCCACCGAGCAATGGGATGTGCATGATTTTCAATGCGCCTGTGCCTGCTTTGCGTGGCGCTTTGTTTCTGTGCAAGATTTCTGGGCTTCCGATCATTTCGCTTTCCTTCGCTGTTAAACGACTGCTTGATTGCTGTCGTTGGTGAAAGTATAACATTAACTTGTGAGGTCTGTGCAAGCCCCTCACAAATTATTTTGTAGGGACTTACCCTTAGTCCTTTGCAGGCTGTCCTGCTTCCAGAATTTTGTTGGCCGCACTGAAGATTCGCTGGGCTGTCTTGTCGGTGATCTCCGCGCCCTGCAACCAGTTCTGAATGTAGCCACGGGACTCGTGGAGGCCGGGCAGGTCGAGCAACGCGCATAGGATGTATGCCACGCCTTCGGCCTCTACTTCGCGCACATCGCGTGGTGTGCTTTCGCTGTCGGACAGTTGGCCTTCTTTGGTGTGGCCCAGCACCACATGGGCGATCTCATGGAAACGGGTTTTGTGGGGTAGGACGGCCACAGGGTTGACCGCGATGTTGCTTGCCACTGCATAGCCTTGGCAATTGCCATCGGTGTGATTGAACGAAACCTCTGTAACGCCGAGAGTCTCAAGAGCCTTGGCCTTGTCCCATGATGGCACGACCACCTCGTTGACAAAGTCTTCGCCTTCTGTCTGGCCCAGCACAAACCAATTGTTCTTGAGGGTGAACAGGCTGAACACTTCGCCAGTCTTCTCGCCTGCCTCGTCCTTCTTGCTGATGGTGACAGGCATTACCAGCGCGATGGCCTTCTGGCCTTTGGACACCGAGCGGCCAAGGTCTTTCCACTTTTTGAAGGTGGCGATAGGGCCAACGGGGATGTCGCGGGCGACGCACTGGCTGTAAGCCAGCAGTTGGTTGCCAAGGCTGTAGCCGTGGAATGTGCTGTAGCACTTGCTGATGATGCCGGGTTGGTTGATGGCATCGTTCAAGAGTTGGGAGAAGTTTGCTTTTTCCATGATTCGCTTTCCTTTTCGCTGTTACCTGCTTATTGCAGTGATGATAGTGTAACACCGTATTTCACGATGCAAGCACTTTTATAAATTATTTTGTAGGTACTTTCCCTAAGTCGTATTTGCCCTGCATTTTGAGGCGCTCGATCAGGTCGGCCAGCACCAGCGCGTCGTGGCTGGATACGGTGGCCGCGATCAACTCGATCTCGTGGATGATGTAGTCGCACCCGTGGTCAAAGCCTTTGATGTATTCGCTCATAGTGGTCTCGCTCATAGTTCGTTCAATGCCAGAAAACCTTCTGGGGTTACAGACCACACCACCGCGTCTTTGCGCTGGTGCGTTTTCCTACGGTTGCCGCTGTCCACCACAAACCCGCGATCCATCAGGGTCACGCGGCATGGTCGATACGAGTTGCCTTCCATGCCCATCGTTTGTTGGGCCTCCTCATCGGTCAGGCCAAGGGGGTGCGAACACAAATGCGCCAGCACCTTGCGCGTGATGGTGCCGAACTTGGGCGCGATGGCCTCTGCGGCGGCTCTAGAGGTGTCGCTATGCCATTGGTGAGGGGGTAGGGTACCCTTACCCTTGCGACGGCCTAAATCGGCCTCCAGCAGGGCAATACAGGTCTTGATGCTGTCAGCCACAAAGATGTCTTCAGTGTGGATGGACTTGAGTTCGGCCAGCACACGGCCCATCGTGCGCTTGCTCATGCTGTTTCCTCGATTGTGTCTGTAACCACAAACTCACCACGGTCACCGTTCCATGTGCAGTCTGGCAGTGTGATCTTGAAAAACTTCACAACCTCCATGACCTCGGCCTTGGTCTTTTTGTAGTCGCAAAGTGGTGAACCTTGGTTGATCAAAATCCAACCGCGTTCGCTGTAACTCAAATAAATTTTAGGGTCGTTCATATCCGATTCGCTTTCGTTTTGGTTAAGCCCCCGAAGGGGCATTGGGTTTACTTGCTGGTGACCTTGACAGAGAACACAGCAGACACTTTGGTGAATGCGGCATATGCCTCTGCGCCGTGTACTTTGATGAATGCGTCTTTGTCAAACACGGAGCGATTGCTCTCGATGTAGGTGGCCTTGAAGATTGCGCCCTCTACAACCTTTGCGCCGCCTGCGCTGGCAGACTCTTTGATGGAGTCTTTGATTGCATCGGCCTGCTTGGTCAAGTCGGCGATCTGTGCCAACAATGTGCCGAGTGTGTCTACTGATGTGAAGTTGATGTCGTTGTTCATAATTCGCTTTCTGTTCTCTGGTTCTGCCTTGCAACAATTGCTTGGTCAGTGA